CCACGGCGTCACGATACCGCCCGTAATCGAAACTGCGGTCCGTGTTGTACTGACTCAGCCGGTCGCGGTACTTGTCGTAGTCCTGCTCCCCGTACTGATTGTAGCGGTCCGCCACGTCGAAGTTCCGGCCCTGTTGGTCCGCCCACCTGGAATACTCCCGATCATCGAACCCCTGGTACTGGTCGCTGATGCCAAGCTGCCGCTGGAACTCCTGGAGGTAGCGGTTGTATGCGTCGTTGTAGAGCTGCGGGATCTTGTCACTGAGCTGCGAGGCGTAGTAGTCCCCCGCCTGAGACGCGGCGGTGACTGCGTAGCTGTTCGCCAGCCCGCCGGTCCGCATAGCTGCCTGCGCCATCGCCTCCTGCATGGCCCGGTCTCCCTCCCGCCGGTACTGCTTCTGGTACGCCTGGTAGACGGGGTCAGAGTTCACGTCGTAATTCCACTGCATGTCCTCGGCCCGCTTGAGCGCCGCGTCACGGAGGGGCTGGTACTCGCTCCCCTGCCACTTCTCCCCGGCGGCCTCCAAAGCGGCGTCACGCTTGGCCTGGTACTCCGTGCCCTCCCACTCCGGGGCAGGCTCGTAAGACCACTGGTCCAGATACGCCTGATAGGGATTCCCCACGCTCTGGTTGTTCGCATCCTGAGAGGTCACCGGAGTGATCTGCTGGGAAGGCTGGGTCTGCGTCGGCTGAGTAGTCGCAGGCGTGGTCTCCCGCGTGGTGCTGCCGCGGCTGGCGCTTCCGCTGCCGGTCACGCCGGGCGTCACGGTCTGCCGGTCATAGGCGGAGATCGCCTGCTGGGCCGGGGTCTGGGCCGCCTGCAAGGCCTGCGCCTGAGAGATCTGCTCCGGCGTGATATCCCCGTTCTTCACCGCCTGCGCCGCACGGTAGGCCCCGTCGATGGGCTGGACAAGGCCGCTGGCGTCCCGGTAGTATCCTTCCCGCTCCAGCACCTCGGCCGGCGCGGTCTGGTTGGTATACCGCTGGTACTGCCCACTGTCGTTCAGCGCCCAGAAGTCGGAGTCCTGGTAGCCCATCTGCGGCCCGATGTAGTCGCCGTATTTCGCCAGGGTCACGTTCCCGCTCTTCGTGAGGCTCCCGTCCGCGCCCATGGTGTAAGCGGTCCCGTCGGGCGCGTAGAAGACCGTGCCTGCCTGGTAGCCGGTCTCGCCCACCTTCCCGCCGAAGGCCGGGGCGTAGCCGCCCGTGCCGTTCACCGCCCGGAGCCATCCGTTGTAGTTCCCGTTATCGTCGTAATACCCGCTCCAGTTCCCGTCCTCCCGGAAACTGTTGGTGTCCCGGTTCCAGCTCTGGTCCCCAGCGGCGTACTTCCCGCCGATGGCGTCCCAGCTTGCCCTGTCCTCGTCGCTCATCCCCAGCTTGAAGTTGGGGTCCTGCGTCCCGAAGATCAGATAGTCTTTCTGCTCTGCCGCCGGGGTGGGCGTCGGCAGATTGGGAATCGTCGCCCCGGTGCTGTTCCGGTCTGTATTGGTGACGGAGGCGATGGCCTTCTGATAAGCAGTCTGGTCGGCGGCAGGCGTGGGCGTCCCCAGCGCAGCGGCAACTGCCGGAGATACCGCGCTGCCCAGATTGGTGTTCTGATTGCTTCCGGTAAGGTTCACCGCCCCTGTGGCGGCCCCGGCGGTCGCCCCGCCGGACATCTTCGCCGCCTGCTCCTGGGCCAGCTTCTTCAGCCGCTCGACGTCCGCGTCCGTCCGGCTGACTGCCGTCTGATATGCGTTCATGTGACTCTCCCCCTTAACTCTCGCTTGCGTTGGGCAGCGTCACGCTCCTGCTGCCCTGGAACTGACTGCCGCTGTATTTCTCGATGCTGATGCTGTAGATCACCGCGTCGCCGCTCCCCTCCAGGCTCAGGCGGTAGTGGTCGCAGCGCCTGAGGATCAGCGGGATGATATAGGTCTGTTTCCGCTCCCCGGCGGTCCCCGTCAGGGTGCCCGCGCTGTGGGCCGTGCCGTCGTCGTAGCGGATCTTCATCGTGACGGAGGTCTGGTTCGCCAGCGCCGCCCGGATGAGGATGCGCAGCGGCCCCTTCTTGTTCTGGCTGCCGGTGTCCGTGGTCTCGTAGAAGTTGTCGCTGTCGGCGAATTCCGCCTTCCATGCGATGGTCCCCTCCGCCGTGCCGTAGGCCGTGTCCCCGTCCAGCCGCCACAGTTTGCCATTAACAAGGTTTACCATGTACAGCGATTCGTCGCAGAAGGCGAAGGCGCCGCTCACGCTGTCCTCCCGGAACCACTCGCCGTACCTGGTATCGTAGACGTACAGCCCCGTGTTTTCCGCGCTGTCCGTGAGGCTGACGTAATACCGCACGCCGTCGCTCCCCCCGGAGCCGGAGGCCCACTTCGTATTCGCCCCCAGCGCGTCGGAGATGATCCTGGGCGTCCCTCCGTTGTAGGCGCAGATCCCCACCCGGCTGAGATAGAAGAGTGTCTCCCCCGCGATGGCGAGGCTCCAGCCGGACCCGTCCTTCACGCCGAAGCGGTTTGCGATGGTCCACTGGAAATTGCTCGGCTTGTCCCCCTGCACCTTGCAGATGCTGTTCTCCTTGAAAAAGATGGGGTAGCCCCCGTAGCTGACGCAGGCGGTGAAGTCCCCCTCGTCGGAGACGGTGCTCTGCCAGCTGTCCGTACTCAGCCCGTCGAAGACGTTGAAGTTGAAGGGGTCCCCCAGGGCGCTGGCGTAGATCAGGTCCCCCTTGCAGCCCCAGAGCCGGTTCTCGTTGACGCAGACAAAGTCGAGATCGGGGATGTCGCGGGTGATGGTGATGTTCACGGTCTCGCTGTAGTCCGTGGGAATATCCGCAAATACCAGCGGGTCTCCGTCTTCCCCCGCGGTGACTGCGATGGTGGATGATACACCGCCGATCACCGCGTCCAGGCCGGTGCCGTTCCAGGTCAGAGTGTCCCCCTCGCTCATGTCCGTGGGAAGGTCGAACTGCCCGCCCTCCTCAAAGTGGTAGGTCCCCGCCTGCAAACCCTCCTCCCCGGCGGTGTAGCGGATGGTGCTGTCCAGGGTGAAGGTGTTCTCGTAGAAGCGCAGGTAGTCCCCGTCCACCTCCCGCACGATGACGGTCTTGTTGTTCTCCGGGTGGATCGTGCAGCCGGAAATGGTCACGCCGTCCCCCGGAGAAAAGGTCCACGCCGCGCCCAGCTTGTAGATGGTGTTGGCGTAGGCGCTCACCCCGGCGTAGGTGCCGTTCATGAAGCTTGCCCCGCCGGTGAGGGTCGTTGCGATGCCCATGCTGCCGAAGGTCCCGGAGGCTACGTCGTAGTATTTCTTGTCCGGGAAGATGAGGATCATGTTGTTCATGGCGGCGAACTGCTTCAGCGTCTTCGTCACCGTGCCCTTGAGTACGCCGTCGTAGTAGAATCCGCCGTCGGCCACCCAGAAGAGTGCGTCCCGCGCCCCGATCCCTTCCGGCTTCGTCAGCGTTTTGTAGAGCGCCCGCTGCTTCCGGTTGGCCAGCAGGGGGAATTCCCGGCTGGACATGTTCTCCATCCAGACGATCTCCCCGTCCCTGGCGCTCAGATTGTTGTTGAGGCCGCCGAACTGCGTCCTGACTTCAGGACGCATGATCGACTTGTTGTTCATGTAGGGAAGCATATCGTCCCTCCTTTACATCTCCACCAGCCGCCGGATCACCGCGGCCAACTCCTCCCGCGTCACCGCCTGCGTGGGCTTGAAGCTCCCGTCCGGGTAGCCCTTGAGGAATCCATGCTCCATGCACCAGCGGATATCCGCCTCGCTCCACCGCCCGGTGATATCGTCCTCCGGCTCCTCGGCTTTGTACTGCGGACGGCAGACGGCAACGATGTATCGGGGATATCTGATCTTTTCACATACCATGCCACCGTTGTCCTGCGATCCGTTTCCGCTGGTGTTGCCCTCGATTGTCCAAACGCTGTATGGCTCCCCCGTCAGCAGATTGGCCAGGTCTGAGCGTCCTGTCACCAGCCCGCAATGCTCCGGCTCAGACTTCCCGTGGAAGTTCAGCAGCACGATATCCCCCGGCTGCACTTCCTCCACCGGCACCGTCAGCCCCTGCTCCCGGTACCACCGCAGGAGGATGCTGCACGACGCGGTCTTCCCGCCGCCGAAGAACGCCATCCGCTCCCCGGCCTGATCGAACAACCAGCAGAGGAAGATGACGCACCATGGCTGGCCTTGGTATGCCGGATCGTACTTCTCCCAGTATTTGACCCGATTGCTGCCGGGGGGACTCTCCGTGACGCCCAGCTCCAGACGGGCAATCTCGATGACTTTACTCAGGCTCATTCTCGGTCTCCACAGGATGCGAGATGAATTCTTTGTACCCTTCCATCGCATCCAGATTCTCGTCGGCGATCATGACCATCGCCGTGTCCACGTCGGGAGCGTTCCAGAGCGTCTGGCACAGCCCGTGAAACTGGGTCTTCGCCGCCTCCGGGGCGGTGATGCCCTCGGCGTGGATGCTGTAGTTGCCGTTGATGACTTTGATGATTGCGTATTTCATAGCGGTGTCCTCCTTATGGGTTGATTATA